CCTCAGTCTGATCGTTTACCACACCAGATATTGAAATTAAGTAGGCATCAAGGACTTTGTCCAAGGAGAGCGCTTAATATGAGTAACAAAATCGTTCATTTGGCATCTTTTGCCACTGACGTGGTTATTGTCCCGAAACCCGGTCATTCTTGTGACGTTATTACGCCACTTGGTATTCCTCTACAACCCGAGGACTGTCATAATGTTGCCTTTGACAGTGGTATTGACCTAAAACCCGGTCTTATTGAGATTGTTGATTTCCATGACAAGTCTCAATGCTCCACCATAATTTATTGGTGTGAGATTTCTGGTGTGAAAACTGGTAACAATTCACGTCGTGTGCGACGGTTGTTTCAGTGTTTCCCCTCATTCCATTCACACTCTTGGATTCCCCACGATAATACTTTGATATTGAGGTTTTCCAGCACCCCTTCACATTTTATGAAGTTACTTTCTAGTGTTGCGAAAATACCTTCATATAAAGTTGAGACTATTGGTCGGGATTACAGTGAATGTTTCAAAACGTCATGTCACGTCCATTTTAATGTGACAAACCCTTGTGTCAATTCCACAAATGGCACTTCACAAAAGAATCGTTGCAAACCTGGGAAAAACCGCAAGAGTTGGCTTTGTGAAAATTGTGATCATTATGTTTATGAACGTCGTGACGCACATTTGTTCAAATGTCGCGGCTATTTCATTTGCAAAATCACACCTAATTGTGGAACTCGTAGTCACTCACAAACCGACATGGAAGATCACATGAGACGTAACCATTGCCACACAACAACTTACCACCATGATCAAAACGGTGTTAAGCGTGATTTGGTTTCGTGCAATTTATGTCGTTTGATTTTACCACAAGGTCGTGATGGGCATTTGTGCCAGCAATGGCGTTACGAGTTCATCCCTGGCGAACACATTCCAATTGACAATGAGACATTGTCTGATGATGAATCTGAAATAACCAGCAAATTGCTTGATGTTGATTCTGTATGCGATTTTATTGCACAACTCCCACCATTTCATGACAATTTGCAGGCAGCAACACCAGAAATTGATCAAAACATACCTGTGGTTGAAACATCAAACCGGTTTGCATCATTGTCGAATTTGTCTGACCATGATGTTGATCATGAGCTTTCTCATGCGAACCCACTTGCTCTCGATTTGTTAGTTGACGTTTCAGTTATTGAACCCCCTGTCATTGGTATTTTAGGCGATGGGCTTAATGGTCAATTTAGTAACGAAATTATGTTTCAGTCTGAACATCTGAAGAAAACACCCGCTCATGAACGTGAAACATTCGTTCCTAAAGCTGGAGTTTTTATGCCAGAATATCATGACGATTCAAATCATAGGATACTAACTGCTAAGCTTCAATCACAAATCTATGTACCTGAGCCTCTTGCTGATGTCAGTTTTGGTTCATCCAAAGTACGTGCGTTCTCTGACCTGCCTCCAGCTCAATTTACTAGTACTTGCATTTTTGAATACAAAACTAAGCCCAATTTGTTTAAGTTTGGCTTAAGCAAAAAAATGCAAATATTTTTTGATCCTCAATTGAAAGAGCTGGATGATGGTGACATGATAAATTATGTCCAACTGTCAACGTCCAAAACTATTCGTTCCGCTTTGTATCATCGCGCTCAAATATATGAAACTAACATGTTTGGAATTAAAAATTCCGTTGATGTTCCATTTTCTTTGGAGCATTTTAATGAACTTGTTGGACCACGCATATTTACTATTGGTGCAGATCGGGCGTTAGTACGTGAAAAAGCGCTGAATTTTCTTAAAAATTGTTCATTGATTAGCGCTTCTCGTCGTCTCGACCTCACGACGAACACTTGCGAGAACTTGTTGACTATGTTATGGATTTACGCTGATTGTGCCGAGGAAGCATACAATCAAAAATTTGGTGTTGTGACACAAATAACGCGCCAATTATTTTGCATGAAACAGCCTCGTGTTCCTATGACAAATCAAACTAGTAAGTTGAAATTTACACCTGGCATGTCAAATTGGACCCAAATTGCTTATGGTTATGGCATTGACGAGTTGATTTCAATTGGAAACATTCCGCAGAAACAAGGTTCCAAAGTCACCATTAAGACCCATTCATTTGAACCCAATTCTAAATACAAATGTGCATTTTCAAAGATCGGTTGGCCGTTATTGAGTCACCCTCGTGTCCGACGTGATTCACCTTCATTGCAAGCTGATTCTTGCAAGAAACGTATAACCTCATTGACTGGAGCACCAAATCATTTTAACATACGAGAATTTAAAAACTTCGTGAATGATTTTGTTGAACGAACGATTATTCCATTGTCACCCGACACTGATTTTTCTGTCATGAATTGGTTATCTGGTCGTCATTACACTCAAAAACGTAAAGAACATCTATTACGTTGTGCTGAAATTTATTCCAACTCTCCTGATAAACAACAATTTGATTGTGTTAAGAGTTTCATTAAGGATGAATACTATACTGACTTCAAATATAACCGTTGGATAAATTCACGCACTGATGAGTTCAAGACATTTGCAGGACCAATATTTTCTGCCATGGAACACCAATTATACCAAAACAACCATTGGGTTAAAGGTTTAACCCAACAACGACGTTGTGAAATTGTTAAAGAGAAATTCACGTTTGGGTCATACAATTATTCCACTGATTACACTTCATTTGAATCTAGTTTCACCGCCGAATTGATGGACGCGTGTGAGTTTGTGTTGTATGAACACATGCTCAAAAATTGTCCTTCTGGTCCCGATATGATTGCTGAACTACGACGTGTCATTCTTGGCGTCAATTCTGGGTCTACTACGCTCGTGAATTTTAAAGTTCCTGGAACACGAATGTCAGGTGAGATGTGCACCAGTTTGGGCAATACTTTTACTAACGAAATGGTCATGTTGTTTGTTTGCCAAAAGTTTGACATAACAATTAATGATTATTTAGTTGAAGGTGATGATGGTCTTTTTAGCTTTGGATCTGAGTTCACAGATCGTGCCGAAAATTTCATTAAAACGCTTGGGTTTGACATTAAAATTCAACGTGAAATTGACGCACTTTCTGCTTCATTTTGCGGCATAATATCTGCTCCTGACTCACTTGCTGTTATGACCGATCCTTATGAAACAATTTTGAATCTGCCATGGTTGCCCATGAAATATCACCACTGCTCCACAGGTTTGTTGAATGGATTGTATAAAGCAAAATTACTGTCTGCATTATATCAGTATAATGGTTGTCCAATCATTACGAGCTTTTGCACCCAAGAACTCAACAAATTAAAACATATAGACATTCGTCGTTGGTATAAGGATCGTGGCACTATGAATCCTTGGGAATTTGAACAGTTCATGATTGAAGCAAAATACAATTCATTTCTAATTCCTGATGCCATGCCAATTTCATTTGAATCCCGTGTCATTTTTGCCAACAAATACGACATTTCCATTGAATACCAAATGATTTTGGAAAAAATGCCATCACAAGAGTTGTATTACGAGATTACAAACCTTGTTTCCCCTGACAGTTCTGTCAAACGTTATTCTCGTGTGTTCATTGAGTAATTCACCCCCGACATCATCCCAGTGATGCCTCGTTGCAAATGATCTGGAAGATTGCTTCTAGCAATAAACAATAATAATGTCACGACGCGAACGCAAAGATACTCTCGACAAACTTGTTGAATCACGTGCAATGTCTTTAGATGGGGCTAATTGGGTCCGAAAATCTCTTGATCCCTTCCATGATTTCGACTTTCGCATTGCAGGTTTACCTGACTGCAATACTTCCAAGGTTGTAATCCAAGAGGTTACCAAATCACTCCAATTATCTGCTGGTGCCATTGTTGGAACGTGGGACTGCCACATTGCCACAATGCCTGAAATCCGGTCAATGACAACAGTCAACGAACTTGTTACACTCACTGACACAGTTGGCACCACTAGCTCTCTTGGTTTGATTCAGCCTGCCAGTTTGAACATTGGGCCGATACTCATTTCTAGTGTCCCATCTGGCGCTTCAACCTTTCCAAATGTTGGTTCTCCTTTGAATCCTGCTCAAACAATACAATCGCTTGATTTTAGTGAATATTTTGACGGTCAAAAACGTCTAATCGCATTTGGATTTGAAGTTCATGATACAACAGCATCATTATACCAACAAGGTACTTGCACTGTCTACAAGATGCCACAAACAAATTGTCCAGGCCAAGGCAGATTCACACGTGATGGCATCACGTTCATAGAAAAATATGAAATTTCCTCTCGTTTACCTCCTGATGACATTTCCAAAGCACTTTTGTTTAATGGCGCCCGTCAATGGGAGGCCAGAGAAGGTGCATATTGTGTCTGCACTATGGATGTTGAGCGGTGTGATTTAGAAGGATCTGTTTACGCTGTTCGTAACTTCACACAAGGTGATAGCACATCAACTGCTACTCGGGCCAACATAACTGCAATGCCAGTTGCTAATGAAAGCCAGTTGTGGAAGCCCACACCTTTCCACACCTCTGGAGCTTATTTTACTGGATTGAATACAGCATCAACATTGACATTAACAGTTAAACTGATTTTTGAAACTGCTCCTACACAGGAGAACGCCCAACTCGTTGTCCTTGCTCAACCATCACCATTATATGATCCAGTTGCAATGGAAATATATAAGAAAGCAAGCTCAATGTTACCACCTGGTGTTCAAGTTAAGTTTAACGCCAGTGGTGATTTTTGGGATCAAGTTCTCAGTTTCATTAAAACGTCTGCTCCTGCTTTGTCAGCACTTGGTGGCCCTGGTGCGGCCATCGGCGGGGGATTGTCAGCTGGCGCTGGCTTGATTCAGTCGTTGCGCAATCGTGCGAAAACACCTGTTAAAGTGATTGTGACTGATAAAAAGATTGACAAAATCCTTGCTCCAAAACCTGGATATAAACCACCTATCCCACCAAAACCTGTTAACATACCACCTCGAGTACAAAAGACTCAGGGATTTGGTTCACAAGCACCTGGGCAAAAGAATAGTGTTGCTAATAACACCTCCAATACCTGGGACTTGCCAAAGGATTTTGGTCGTCCACGGCTTGAAGCGAAGGACGGTCATCAATGTCCTGCTTGTCCTAAGCAGTTTGCATCGAAGACCATCATGGCTCAACACATTATCAATAAACATTGATGTGTTGAAAAGAAATAATTTGAAATCTTGTAAATATTGAAGGTTAAAATTGTAGTTATCATAGTAATCTATGTCAGAGATGTATACTGAATAAACGAGATTCTTGTGAAACTGTGATGCATTGCTACACAGTAAAACCGGG